TTATAAACACTACACAGTTGAAGCGTGGTTCCTCAAAGACAGCCAGTAAGTTTTCTATGGACGGTATGGAAGATTTTGCATACGGTAACTCATTCGTGCAAGATTCGGATATTGCCATAAGAATGTTTCAGGATGCCGATATGAGGTTTCACGATATAATCGGTTGTGAAGTTGTAAAGGCAAGACGTGTCGTTTCCGGAACTACTCTGATTTTCCAGAATGATTTGGATAATATGCTTCATTCAATTACCTTAGCTAAAAAAGAGGAAGATGAAAGACCGAAAGTCGAAACTAAAACAGACTATTGATTTTGTGGACATGAACGGTGTGGGTACTGTCAGATGCCATGATGGATTTCGTGACGTTATGGTGTACGGGTACTTTCATAGATACCATTGGGATTTCATTGTCCATCAGGATGTGGAATTTCCCGACTGCTACATAGTAAGTGAGGCATCTACCGGAATGTGTATGACCGACCCATGTTTCGCTGTTATGGAGGATGCCTTGTCTGCGGCACTTTCCGTTATTGACGAAAAACGGTATTATTTTTTCACCCGTACAAAAGATGTGCTCGTGGATGGAAAGTACAACCTTAATAATAGAAACACGAATCCTTTAACTTTAGGAGTTATGCAGTTATGTATGAATTAAGAAAAGAAACAGGAACAACTTTTGTTTATGACTATGATGGAACACATGGTGAAATAAAGGCATTTGATTTCCTGTACAGCCATGTTATGTACCATGAGGGTTTTAAGTATTATGTTGGGCATACAGACGGTTATCCCAAAAGGATTGCATTGGTTGAAGCCAATTCCCATGCCTTTGCAGTTACTTATCAGGAAACGGTTCCCAACATAGCTGCAAAAAAACTTTGTGACTTTTATATGTTCAAGCTCAAGAAAAAAGGCCTTGATGTTCCATCGGCTGTTGACAGTTTTAATTCACGGAATAATTTATTTATTGATATATGGAAGATAATAATGTAAGACCGTCTTTCTTTAAGAGAATCGGTTTGTTTTTTCAATTCTTGTGGGAAGCAGTCAAGAATAACTACGTTTCCTTTATTACATGGATGCTTATAGTCATTTGTGTATTGTTCGTTATCTGGCTGTTCATTGAGCCTATCGTATGGTGGACACCTATATCTGAGGTTCGGTTATACGTCCGAGCGTTCCTTATCATGTTTGCCATAAGCACTTTCTCTACGTTACGTCTGTATAATTCCATTGTAGTAAACAGCCGTTTTGCTTTGAAGTTGCGTGAGATACTTACCCGTATTGAGAGATTGCTCCCACGCATCAATCAGGTTATGGAATCATCCCGTACATCCGCAAAGGAGAATACAAGTGCCATGACAAGACTTTCTGCCAGTCTGAAAAAATTGTCGGAAGCTATGGATGATTTCAACAGAATGGAGAATAACAAAAACAACAGAAGAAACAATGACTGACTTACTGGAGGTATTCAAAGACTTCAATCCGCAGAAAATGACCAACGGGCAGATTCGTATGGAGTGCCCGTTTCGTGAAAATCATCCGGACGGTAGCGGGAGAATGTCATTCTTTGTATCTCCCGATAAGAACGCTTTCCATTGTTTTTCCTGTGGAGCACACGGAAACCTAGTACGTTTGCTTACCACGAAGTTCGGAGTCAACTATTTCGAGGCGGTGGAAATGGTTAACCTTGTTGACTATCATCCCGAAGAAAAGGAGTTCGAGCTTGACTTAATGTGGGATGTGAATAATCCTCCGCAGGAATTTCTTAAAAGGGGTTTGCGCAGAGATACTTTGAAACATTTTCGTGTGGGCATGATGGACAAGGAATGGTTCGTTATTCCTTATTACAAGGATTTCTCCAATCCGGACACTTTGCTCGGTTATCAGAGAAGATGCTATTATCCCGACCGGAAAGTTCGTAACAGTAAAGGGTTCGATAAAAAGAACTACCTGTATAATCTTGACTTTTCATATAACTATGTAGTAGTTGTGGAAGGTCAGACTGATGTTATGCGGTTGTACCAGCACGGTTATAATGCCACGGGTATCATGGGTGCTGACTTAAGTAACTGGCAGGCTGAACAGTTGGGAAAGTTTGACAAAGTGTACCTTGCCCTTGATAATGATACTGCCGGACGAAAGGCTACCGAGATTTGTTATCACTTACTTAAAAATCATACCGAGGTGCTGTTAGTTCCTTATCTCAGCAAAGACCCGGAAAAATGTATATCTCCGAAAGTATGGAGCAGGGCGTTTAATAACTCTACCGATTATCTGCAATACTCTATGGAAATGACAATGAACTGGGATTCATATTTGGACTTATGTACCGAGGTACAAAAAGAATTGGAGGCAAGAAATGATTAATACATTATCACTCAGCGATTATTTGCTTATTGTTCATATTAGTAATGAAGAGGAGGCTCTAAATTATTTTGAAAGCCATCTCAAAACTGCACCATCACAAAGTTTGGTAGTAGCTATCAGTTTTCCTAAGACTGATGTTATGAGAAATATAGAAACATCAAATCATGTATTTGATTATTTTACAGGTGGCACTGTGCCCTTTGTAAAAAAGTGGCGTGAGGTATTTAAACCCTATAATGATGAGAATGACCCCATAGCTTACTTGGATGAGAAACGGTCAATAAAAGTAGGTCCTTTTGACACATTTTCCTATGAACATATAATACCATTTGATACACTAAGGTATCTACGGGATGAAACATACGTAGACCATATTGTTTATGAGAATAGGAGAAATCTACTTGACAGGCTCATCACTAATGATTCATTGTGGGAATCCATGATACATGTAGGTGCTACCCCTGAGGGTGTTGAAATAAGGGAAAGACTAAATGTAGTCAAACTAGAATCCGCTTCTACTTTAATTAAGGAATTAAAGGCTCTTAAAAAGGATTTGCATAGATGAAAAAATTTTCTTATATTTAAGTGTGACTGATAAAAGCACATTCGTTTTATTTTATGTGTAACCGGCAATACAATGCCATTTAAAATTAAAGATTATGCCAAGTAAGACTATTGAACGTGTACGTTCAAGACGTGGTGGTGATGAAAGTTCACCGAGAAGTTCTAAAAGAGAACAAGGTTGGGGTGCTGTTGCAAGACGACAGGAAGAAGTTAAAAAACGCATTGAAGAAGCTGGAAACTCTCTTCGTGAATTTTGGCTTAAAACTGGTGAAAGCGCCATTATCCAGATTCTCCAAGAAGAACCTTATTGTTTTGATGCACATCAAGTGAAAGACAAACGAGGAAAATGGACTATTGTTCCCTGTCAATTGAATACAGGAAAACATTGTGTCCTTTGTTCCGATGGTGTCAAACAGACATGGCGTGCTGCTTTTAAGATTCTTGATTACCGTGGTACTTGGGATAGTGAGAAGAAACGGTTTAAGAACGACAAACCTGTTGAAAAGATATGGATTGTCGGTTCTACTATCGCTAACTCACTTAAACAGGTTAGGGATAAGGACAAGAAAGGAAGAGAACTTAATCAAATGGTTCTTGAGGTCACACGTTCCGGCGAGGGTAAGGAGTCCACTTATAACTTCGAGCAGGCTTTTGACGAAGATGATAAGCGTATGCGACCTATTGACTGGGATGAACAAGGAATGACTGCCGAGGAATATTGCCAGCCGCCTACGGAGGACGAAATTGACGAAGCAGGTTATACCGATGAAGATTAAGTGTTAACTGTAAGGAGTTAGGTTCAAGACTTAACTCCTTATTCTTATTTGAAGTGATTATGATAAAGATTCCTGTTTTCAAAGGTGTGGTTCAGTTACTTGAAAGTATCGGGGAAGTAAAAGAGTATTTCAGTAAGTGCGAAGAGGATAAACTTCTTGCATTTGACTGGGAAACCACAGGGTTGGAATATGATGCGATTCCTCTAGGACTTTCCTTGCACCAAAAAGGTGTGGGCGCTTGTTTTATTCCAGTGGATTTCTTCTTCTCAAAAGGGGTTCCAATGAATGAACTTGCCGAAGTTTGCAATGAGAGGTTTCCCCATTACAAGCTGATAGCACACAACGCCAAGTACGATACCATGATAAATAAGATGAACGGTATCAAGGATGAGTGTTATAAGATATTCGCGGATACACTGGTTATGGTTCATCTAGTAAACCCGTCACTCGACAAACAGCTAGAGAAACGTGTTGCCGAGGATTTCGGTTACGTCAAAAAGACCTTTAAGGAGATATGCGGTAAGGCGTGGAATAAGATAAACTGGTCTGTTGAAGGTGATTCCCTGCTTGAACTTCTTGCCGGATATGCTGGTGAGGACACTTACTGGACCACAAAAGTATTCTACAAGTATAATCCTCTTATGGATGAGGATGCCCATAGAATACATGATAGAATTGAACTTCCGCTTATTCCGATTCTTCGGGATGCCAAAATTCGTGGGGTTCTTATTGATGTTCCCTTGTTAAAGGAAATGGGTGAGCAGATAACTGCCGAACTTCCCAAGATACTTGATGAGGTGTATGATGAGTGCGGTTGTGTGTTCAACTTAAATTCTGCAAAGCAGAAAGCTGCCGTATTCTTTGATAAGATGAAACTTCCTATTGTAAGCTATTCCAAAAAAACAGGAGCACCCAGTACGGATGCTGCTACATTTGAGGAATGGGATTCTATGGGAATACGTGTCGGTGCTCTTATGAACGAATATTCGGAGTTGAACAAATTGTACACCGGATATGTTAAGGCTATTCCTAACTTGGTTGACGAGCACTCGGTTCTAAGAGGTGACTTGAACAGTTGTGGTACAAAGACAGGACGTTTCGCATCTACCGGACCTAACTTACAGAACCAACCTAACAATTACCATTTTCCCGTACGTGAGGCATTTGTTCCAAGACCGGGCTATAAGTTTGTCAACTATGACTACTCACAGTTGGAACTCCGTGTGATGGCGCACATGAGTAAGGATGAACGGTTTATGGATATCTTCCTGCACGGACGTGACCCACATGGTGAGGTTGCCAAAGCCTGTAATATTACCCGTAAACAGGCAAAAGTGATGAACTTTGGCGTGCTGTACGGTATGGGAATCGGTAAGTATATGAGAACTTTCAATGTGGCCAAGGAACGTGCCATTGAGATGATTGACAATTATCATAAGTCGTACATAGGATTTGCCCATTGGAAAGAAGCTACTGAAAATTTTGCCCGAAAACATGGGTACGTGAAAAATCTGTTCGGTAGAATACGTGTTTTCAAGGAAACTACAAAGTCCAAGTTCACCCGTAATGAAGCCATGTATTATGCCGAATTAAGACAGGCGGTAAACACCATTATCCAAGGAACTGGTGCGGATATAGTGAAACTGGCTACTATCGCAATGTGCCGGAAGTTCAAGGAACTTAATCTTGATGCCCATTTTTTATTGCAGGTTCACGATGAGGTTCTTATTGAAGTACGTGAGGACCAAATGATGGAATGTGAAAAAGTGGTTATTGACTGTATGGAAAACACCGTCAAACTGGACGTGCCGTTAATTGCCGATGGCAAAATACTTGCAAACTGGGGCGAGATGAAAAATGACGATATTGTTTCTTATCCATACAGATTCAACTATGGTCTAGTAATGGGAGTATTATAAATGGAAAATTACAAATAAACTATGGCTAAAAAACTTTCAGTCCTAAACTCCATGTTATCCAAGTTCAATGATTTAATGGGTGACGGAGTTGTTCACACTGCGGCTACACTACCTAAGTGCCGTAAGATATTAAGCCGTATTCCGGCATATAACTATGTTACCTGTGGAGGTTTCCCCATAGGAAGAGTTATCGAACATTATGGTGAGAACGGTTCCCTTAAAAGCTATGCTTCCTATGATGCCATAGCAAAATTCCAGCACTATGATTGGGCGAACCATGAGCCTAACGCTTTCAAGTCATTCACCTATAAAGGCGATGATACAATGAGGGAACTGGAATCCTTTGAGTTGCGTGACGGTTATAAGCCCAAAAAACCACCTGTGGCACGAAGAGTTGCCCTTGTGGATATTGAGGCTACCTACACTCCCGACTGGGGAGAAAATTTCGGTATTGACAATGAGGGTCTTATTTTGGTAAGACCTACCCTACTTAGTAACTGTGTGGATATTATACAGGCATTGCTTGAGAGTGAAGAAATAAGTCTTGTGGTTCTGGACAGTATGTCCGCTATCGGTACTGACGAGGAAATAGGAAAATCTATGGAAGACCAGCAGATGGCTTCCGGAGCACGGTTCTGGAATAAGGCGTGCCGTAAATTCCAAGCTGCCATGAACAGTAATCCGACAAAGGAATCCACCCTTATAGTTATCAATTCGGCATACCAAAAAACGGGCATAGCATACGGCGACCCAGAAGTAATACGTAACGGTGAACAGTTAAAGCGCACGAAATCATTATCCGTGAAATTCAAGGCACTTAAAAAACTCAATACCAAAGTTGATGAGGGTGAGATTGTAATCGGAAGGAACATATCCATTGAATGTGTGAAAAACAAGGTGGGTGTTCCCCAAAGAAGTGCTACATTCTTTTACGCTTATGTGGACTATGGAGGTACACAGGCATATTCTACTGATGCCTCCGGACAGATAGTTGACCTTGCCATGAAATATAATCTCGTAGAACGTAAAGGTTCTTGGTATGACTATAAAGACCTCCATGTACAGGGCATAGACAATTTCGTGAGTGAACTTACAAAATCCGGGATGCTTAAAAAGCTGGAAAAGGAGGTGTACCGTGAGATGTTTTGATGTAACTCCTGTGCTTATTCCTGTGGCGGTGCTTGTGTTTCTTATGGCTCTCCACACTGAGGTAAGTTTTTCACCGTTCCGTATAACTTTCCATAACTGGAGAATGGTTGTAGGTGTGCTTCTTATTACTTTGGGCGTTCACTTGATATGCCAAGGTGAAATCATAAAGTACAAGAAAGAACGTATTGAGAAAATCGAGTAACTAACAAATCCGGCTGACGGAGTAACAAAGTAGTAACCAATCATAGGTTAGATAATCAGCAATTATACTACTTTAGTACCGAGTTAGTCGGATATTAATATTTGACTATGGGAAAGAAAATTGAAATGACCGAAGATGAATTTAAGAAAATCGTTCTTATCCTCAAATGCAGCAAGAGATATGTCAACTTACCCCCTAACAATTTATTTTTGGGGAACCTTTGGAGGGTGTCCAGTAAACTGGCTGACAAGTTGTTGAAAAGAAACGGTTTTCAAATTGTCAAAGGTACAGGAAGTCGTTATACAGTAAAACCTGTGGAGGACAAAAAACTGGAAACTGACTAAAACTTTACGATTATGGCAAAAGGACTTTTTGGAGGACTGTTTGGTGGTCAAGGACTACAGATGGTTGGTAAACTTACAAAGCAGAACATGGAGAAACTTCAAGCGTCAAAACCCCATGACGAAAAGAACTCGGAAGATTCACCTCTCCGCAAATTACGTGACGCAATCAAAAAGTAATCTCGAAGCCTCATTGGAAAATCCAGTGGGGCTTTATTTTTCAGATTGTTTTCCTCCTAAATTTTTCCTATATTCAAGTATTAAAAATTTCTCACTATGAAAAAAGGAACCGTACATTTCACATTAAGCGATGATGCAGGTAAACTTCTTATGCAAATCGCCCAAGAAGCATTATTATATGAGTTAGACCCAGAAAAAGCTATAAAGGTAATAACCACATCCCTTATGGGGTGTCCGGATAATATCGCTCTCAAGATACTTAAAGGTGATATGGTCTGTGTAGTAATGGACGATAAGCAGACTATTGAGATTGCTACCTATGACAGGTTTTTACATAAGGATTTTCCCAGACCCAACTTGTCCTCGTGGTATGAAAGAAACCATAAAGAGATTGGTGATACGGCAAGGGAATATTACCGGGCGTTGGAGCAAATAGCCCGATTTGTGCAAAAACAAAAACTGGAAATCCCGATTAAGGATGTAGTGTCAATAGTTCTTTCCGCTACAATGAAGGATTGGGAAACATTCCGTGGAAAACTTTCTCACATGAAGGATGTAGAACGTATAGTTTTATTAGTGAACCAGTGTACCAAGTTCTTGGACAGAGCTGCCAAACTATATAGAGTGTTTGATTTTATAGATGCCGTTTATCCAGACGTTTCTTGTGATTTGTCAAGAGGCAGACACAATGTAGTTTCCATGTTACAAATAAGGTTAAGCGCTATTATTACCGGAGAATATTCATTATTACTGAAACAATTTGAAGCTGAGGACGAACAGCTTTCCAAATATATGGAGGGTGCTGAAAACACCAAGGAACTTCTTGGTAAGGAGATACAGCCGGTTTCCATAACCGACAACTATGATGCCGGATGGATTGCACGGGATGGAACCTATTATGGAACAAACGGTTCTTACGCCAATATGCTCCATGCGGCATTGGCTGATGCCATAAGAAGCCGTATGACCATAGAAAACGGCGTTGACCCATTGAAAGATTTCCCACATAAATCTATGGACACTTGGTTATGCGAACAAGGGTGGGTAAAAGTGCACAATAACCATATCCTGTATGACGGGTACATTAATACTGCATACACTAAGAAACCCCCTATTCCGATAAGCGATGAGCAGTTGGAGGCAATATCAAAATACGGAAAGTTCTGCCATAAGGGAATGTTGTTATTCGGACTTACCTATACCCCATGTTCTATGGCTAAACTGGAAATGATGGAACCGCCTATGCCTAAAGAAATACATCCACTATGTAAGGCAATGGACGGTAAGACTTATCATGCGAGTGTTTCCAATATGCTTCCCATTGATATTCATGGAGAGTTTATTATAAATGAGCGAATAATTAAGGAGGAATAACTATGGGATTTACAACACCGTGTTTCATACGCAAAAATACTGATAATATTAGAAATAGATTAAAAGAACTTGGCTATTATTGTAATCCATATTTAGGTTGGCATAATCTATGTACTTGTATGTTTGGAGTTATTTCGGTTTATTCATGGCGCGATGATGATATAAATGCTCTTAAAGAAATAGATGTCCTTGTTGATTGCGGAGCTAACGAGGAACTTTTCCTAGCTATCGCTGCATTAAGGGATGATACGGACAAGTACCAATGGTTTACCGATGGGGATTTATGGTTTAAATGTGGTGATGAAGTATGTAATGAAGGTAGAAAAATACACAAGGCTACTGTAAACGAATTGATTGAACATTTTAAAATAAAGGAGGAACAATGAAAGCAAGAGTAAAAGCAACAGGGGTTTTGGTAGATGTAATTCCCAAAGTAAATGTCAACGCTCAACATAGCGGAGATAATCTATATGTATGTGATAACATGGTTTACAGAGAATGCGAACTTGATTTTTTGAATGTTGGGAATTTAGTAATTGATTGGGAACAACGTAGGTACGAATTAGCGAAAGATATTATTAAGGCTGTTATAGCAGATGACCGTGGGGGTAATTCTGATGCAATCGCTAAATATGCGGTTAATTGCGCTGATGCACTAATTAAAAGATTAAAGGAGGTAAATAATGGATAGCGTACAGACACAAACACTTTCCATTAAAGGACATGGAGGTGGTGAAGCGTATATTGACTTTTGCGATGGACAATTGTGTGTTTCTGTTGTTATAGAAGGGAAGCAAGCGGATTTTAGCTTTGAACCTGTTACTCTAGGAATGTTTGCCCATGCTTACAAACTGCATTGTGAAGAGTGTAAAGCCTATGAAAAACGTAACGAAAATAGCCAAGAGGTCAGCCGGACTTAGCCAAAGATGTTCGATTTGCCCACTTTTGAGAAGCTGTACTCCGGAAATAAACAGAATTTGTTTTGACAGCTTTGTAGAGGGTTTCAAGAAAGGAGCCAAGGCGGCAGAAAAAGAAATAAACAAGAAATTCAAAACAGGAAAGAAATGAGTTACATAGATAACACAAGAAAATCGTATTCATATCCATACGAGATAACGGTCTGTATGACCAAAGAGGAATGTAAGATATTGCTTCCGTTCTTTCAGAAAGCATATAAGAGTGTAAAATCAAAATACGAAAAGTATAATGATATTCACAATGGAGGGGAGGCTACGGAAAGAGAAGAAAATCTTCTTATGAAATACTCTGAGCAGTTGGAAAGACTGGAGAGTATTTTATCATCTATTGATGAAATTTTAAAATAAACCAAAAATATGATAGATGCTTGCATACTTACAACATTAATAGAAATGTTATTTCCCCAAGAAACGGTATTTAATTGTTTTGGTGTGGCAGTAACATTCCTACAATGGAAGGTTCCCAAGACTGGTCTTCGTTTTGAGGCGGTTCAAAGAAATGGGAAATGGGGTTGTGTTACTTCGTTTATGGCAAGTACCCATGGGTATGGACATCCTCTTACCCGTTCTAACTGTGTGCATGATACTTTGGAACAAGCTGTAATGCACGCATGGAACAAAGAAGTTCTTCATGGGTTTAATATGGGAAAAACCAATTGGGAAACTCATGCTCGTAAAGAGTATTCCAAGTGGCTTGAAAGTTCTGATAAAATTTCTTATTTTAGTGTACAAAACTTATTTTAGGAATATGACTGAAAAACAAAAACAGCAGTATCTTACTGCACAACAGGCGAGGGAAATCGCCACCACTCCTTACAGGGAGGTATTTACCAAAATAAAAATGGCTGCTGAAAGCGGCAAGTGTTCATTGACGATAGGATTCTGTACGGATGTGTCCGAGTTGGTAGAGATACTTAAAAGTGTTGGTTACTCTGTAACTCTTACCACCAGTTACAGGGATAGCGTAATGAAGATTCACCGGATATATTCTATACAATGGTAAAGAGTAAATTCGGGTATCTGAACAAACTTATGGACGGTTCCACTACTACACGGGAGCGTTCCAAAAAACAGGAAAGTCGTATAGCTAAAAAACTCCGTGGCTATACGACTATCAATTCAGGAGCCACATTCGGGCAAAATGATGTGATTACTGATTTTTGTGAAATTGAGGCAAAAACCACAGCCCATGAATCATATAGCCTTAAATTATCCGAGTGGGTTAAACTGAAAAAGAAATGTTCGGCTAAAAAAATTCCTATCTTTGTGGTGGATTTTGAGAAATCCCGTG